GCGCTGGATACCCGCATCAAGCTGCAAAACGCGCTGGCTCCGGTCAATGACCGCACCATGCTGCTCGACCCGTCCGCGATGGCCGATATCATCAAGGACACCAAGACGCTGTTCCAAGACGATAAGCAGCTTGCCAAGCAGTACCGCGAAGGCATGGTTGGTCGCGTTGCTGGTGCCGATTGGGGTGAGAACACCCTGCTGCCGTCGCATACCCGTGGCGCTGGCGACACCGCCTATGTGGTCAATACCTCGACCGGCATCACCTCGGGCTCGGCCACCATCGCCGTCACGGCGGGCACCGGTACGCTGGTCAAGGGTGACGTGATCACCATTGCTGGCGTGTTTGAAGCTCACCCGGAGTCGAAGGCCAGCACCGGCCGTTTGCAGCAGTTCGTCATCACGACCGACTACGCGGGCGGCGCGGGCAACATCGCCGTTTCGCCGACCCCGTTCAGCCTCAACTCGGGCGCCAACGCGGGCCGTCAGAACGTGGTGATCGTGGGCGCTGGCGCGTCCAAGGCTGTGGTGATCTTCGGCACCGCCTCGACCGCTGTCCAGACCGGCCTGCACTTCCAGAAGGGCGCGTTCGCCTTCGCTACGGCCGATCTCCAGATGCCGAGCGGCGTTGACTTTGCCGCGCGTGAAGTGTTCGACGGCATCTCCATGCGAATCGTTCGCGCATACGACATCAACAATGACGCATTCCCGTGCCGTCTCGATGTGCTGTATGGCTTCAAGACCATTCGCCCGCAGCTCGCTTGCCGCTTCCATAACAACTAAGCAACACCTTTGGGGGCTGGCTTCGGCTGGCCCCCTTTCTATTTCTGAGGATCACGGATGATCGCCAGCGACATTATCCGGCGGGCGCTTCGCCTTGCCAGCGCCATTGATGCGGACGAGGCGGTTGATGCTGCCTCTGCGCAAGACGCGCTGGACACGCTGAACGCCCTCCTGGCTGAGTGGCGCGGTAGCGGCATCCTTGTCCCCGATTACGACGTGGCGAGCGTGGACACGACGCTCACGCTGGCTCTGGCCGACCGCGAGGCGGTGGCCTACCAACTCGCCCTGCGGATCGTGCCTGAGTTCGGCAAGACCATCTCGCAGGAGTTCGCCAAGGCAATGGACGAGTCCTTCAGCCGCCTGCGCCTGCGTTACTTCCAGCCCGGCAAGGTGTGCTTCGGCGAGCTTCCTACTAGCTCTGCTTACACGTTCAACATCGCGACGGGCGAATAATGGCCCGCAAAGTCCCCTTTAACATCGTTGGCGGCGCCTACGCTGACGATGCCTTGCCGTGGTCGGCGCAAGATTGCGTCAACTACATCCCGGTATTCGCCGAGAAGGACGGCACGCGCTCGCCCAAGATGCTGCGCGAGCTTCCTGGCTGCGTGACGTTCTCCGCAGATATGGCGGCGGCCCCGGTGCGCGGTCTGCACGACTGCGAGGGGGCATTGTTCGCGGTGGTTGGCACGACGCTGTACCGCGTGGACACGGACGGCGACGCAACCGCGCTGGGCACCATTCCCGGCACCGAGCGCGTCACGATGGCGCACAACCAGATCACGGCTGGCAACCAGATTGCCATTGGCAACGGCCAGTCCGGCTACGTGTGGGACACCACCACCAGCACGCTGGTTCAGATCACAGACGATGGCTTCCCTGGCTTCCGGTCGGTGGACTTCATTGACCAGTACATCATCGGCGTGGAGCCGTTCGGCCGCTACTGGTTCCACTCGGACCTGAGCGACGCGACCAGCTACAACACGATTGACCGGAACGTCGCCGAAAAACTCCCCGACAACATCCAGCAAGTCATCGCCTCGGGTGGCGACGTGTTCGTGCTGGGCGACCGCTCGGCGCAGTTCTTCGCCAACACGGGCGCGGCAACGGGCACCTGGGCCAACCGTCCCGGCACGGAGATGGACGTGGGCGCGGCCTCGCCGTGGACCGCGTGCAGGCTGGATAACTCGGTCTTTTGGCTGGGCAACGACGGCACGGTCTACAAGCTGGAGGGCTACCAGCCCCGACGCATCTCCACGCACGCGCTGGAGCAGGCATTCAGTCGCGCGGATACGTCCAAAGCCTATGCGTTCACCTTTGAGGATCGCGGGCACAAGGTCTATTACCTCACCGTTGGCGGCAAGACCTGGGGCTATGACGTTGCGACGGGCGAATGGCACCGCCGCAAGTCCTCGGGTATCGACTTCTGGCGCATGAACTCGCTGGTGAAGTGGCGTCGGCGCTGGTATGGCGGCGACTACACCAACGGCAAGCTGTATTTGCTGGACTGGGCCGTCATGGACGAGGCGGGCGAGGAGATGGAACGCTCGCGCACCAGCCCCGTGCTGCATGACGAGCTGAACAAGCTCATCGTCCACAGCATCGAGTTCCTTTTTGACACGGGCCTAGACGAAGAATCCGTCCCGCTGCCGCAGCCTGTTGTTGGACCGCTGTCTATTTCGGGCGATGTGCCGGATGGCTTCGGCGGGGCCGTCATCTCTACGGCCTACGTGGCGTCTGGTGGCGTGCATCCCATCACCTTCACGGTGACTGCTGGCACGTTCCCGGCTGGTATCACGCTGGCAACGAACGGCACGGTATCGGGCACCCTCACGGCCAGCGCAAGCTATAGCTGGACCGTCACGGCCACGGATGCGGAGGGCAACACAGCCAGCATCAACGACACGGCCACCGTTCGGGGCTACTGGAACGCCGCAGACCGCATTAACGACGCCACCGGTTCAATGGTGCTGACCAACAGTAACCGTGACGCGGAAGCCATCGGCATTGTTGCATCGCCTACGTCCAACCTGGGCGTGCGCGGCGAGTTGGGGCGCACTACGGGACGCTATTACGTCGAGTTTGAGGTGCTGGCCGAGAACGCCACGTATGAGGGCTTCGTGGGGCTGGCAAACGCTACCGCCAACCTCGCCGTCCACGCCTACCAGGGCGCCAACACGGTCGGCCACGACTTCCAAAACCGCCCATCCAGCGGCCTCACAGGCAGTGCCATCGGTACAAACGTCATCACCGGCAGCATCGTTGGCGTGGCGGTGGACCTCACTGCGCGCCATGCGTGGGTTCACGTCAACGGCACTTATGCCTTCGGGCAGACCCCCGTCACGGACCCCAGCGGCGGCGCTATCGGCGCAACGATGCCAACCGGCCAAATGTTCCCGCTGTTCACCGCGCAAGACACGACCGCAGCGACCAGCAACAAGGTCAGGCTGCGGCTGCTGTCCTCGCAGATGCAATACCTGCCCGCCACCTTTACCGCGTGGGGTGGCTCATGACCGACCGCATCGTGCAAATCCGCTATTCCCGCGACGGCGGCCGGAACTGGTGCGCATGGAAAGACCGCTCACTAGGTGAGGCGGGCGACTTCCTGCATCCCGTCATCCTGCGGCGCTTGGGCATTGGCAAGCATTGGGTGTTTCAGGTGCGCGTCACCTCACCCGTGCGCGCCGACCTCCTGGCCGCGTCAGTCGTCATCGAACCCACGGACAGTTAATACATGGGTCCGAGTATTTGGCGGTTGGGCGCAAATCTCGACGTTTCGCCCCTAGTTGAGCAGATCGAAAAGCACCCTGAAATCTGGAATACGCACAGGGAGCGGACGGAAATGTACGGCACTCCTCACAATGGGGTGTCGGATATTTGGGTGCGCTACAGGCCGTGGGAGGAATACACGGGCGATTGGGCGCGATTCCACGACGAGCATGTAAGCGAGTGGTATCCGGTCATCCAGAAAATTCCGTCCGCGTGGTCGCTGGCCCGCAAGGTCAAGCGGATGGTGGGGGCGGAAACTCTTGGCGGCGTACTGATTACCAAGGTTCCCCCCGGTGGCCGGGTGGCTCCGCACATTGACGGGGGTTGGCACGCGCGCCACTACCGGAAGGTCGCCGTGCAGTTGATGGGCAACCAGCAGCAGGCGTTTTGCTTTGAGGACGGCGAGCTACGGGCCGATCCTGGCGAGGCTTACGAGTTCATCAACTCGCGCCTGCATTGGGTAACCAATGATAGCGACAGCGACCGTATGACGATGATTGTCTGTGTCCGTTGACTTCATTGTCATTGGCCTGCCGCGTTCCGGCACCACATGGCTTGCCAATTGGCTGACCACGGATCGCTCGCTTTGCCTGCACGACCCGTTCAACGCATTGCCTGAGCAGTGGCCGCGAGATGCGCGCCGATTCGGGATTAGCTGCACGGGCGCTTACCTTCTCCCCAAGTGGCTAGGCGCTCAGAACTGCGCCGTGGCGGTCATAGAGCGCGACCCGGAAGCGTGCGCGGCATCGCTAGCGGCGGCGGGCGTGCCGGGGCTTGGCGGGCTTCCTGCGGCGCTTTCTGCGGCAGATGGCAGGCGGTGGAAGTTCGCCGACCTGTGGAACGAGGACAAGGCACGCGAGTTGTGGGCCTTTTTGCTGCCGGACGCGCCGTTTGACGCGATCCGGTATCGGCTGCTGCGCGAGATGCGCATAGAGCCGAGGAATTGGACGGTGGACACGGACGTGGCCGCTGAAGTGTTTAGGCGTTACAGCTAAGGAGTGGCGTATGCCGTGGGGAGCAGTAGCAGGAGCGGTGATTGGCGCTTATGCGTCCAATAAGGCGTCGAAAAGTGCGGCCGGAGCGGCGTCGTCGGCAAGCAATTCGTCTATCGCAGAGCAGCAGCGCCAGTACGACCAGACCCGACAGGATCAATTGCCGTGGCTAAATGCTGGCTCAAACGCGCTTTCACAGATGCAGGCACTGAACTCTGGCGACTTCTCCAGCTTCAAACAGTCACCGGATTATCAGTTTGCCTACGACCAGGGGATGCAGTCGCTTGATCGTTCGGCGGCGGCGCGTGGCGGACTCTACAGCGGCGGCCATAGCGCGGACCTGATGAAGTTCGGGCAAGGCTTGGCCTCGCAGAATTACGGCACG